AATGCTAGACCTAACTAAGAACAGGTATTCAAGTCAGTGGCGAGCGGATAACGCTCGTGTTGAAATTCAACCGCACCCTAAAGAGGTAATAGACTTAGAAGACGACCAACTGAAAAAAGTTAAAGACCGATTTAAAGAACAGCCTAAAAAATATGATTTAGACAAGCTTGCAAAGAAAGTCGATGATTTAGAACAAAAATTAAAAGCAGTAAAATCAAAAGGCGATTCCGCAGCAATTCGTCAAGTAAAAGAAGAATTAGAAAAAGCTCGCAGGGAATATCAGGCGGTTTATAAATAATGCTCGACCTAACCCACAACCGTTATAGCTCCAATTTCCGCACCAATGGACGCGGGCAATATCGTGGCGTAGAATATGAATTGCAGCACATGGGTTTACAGTGGCGTATACGCTCAAAGGTCGGTCAATTTTTTGGCGAGACAAGCGGCGACGCTATGGCTAGGTTTAAACAAGTAGTAGACAGCACACCGAGGTAACAAATGGCAACGATGTTAGACTTAACAAAGAACAAATACTCGAGTCAGTGGCGGGCGGATAATGCCGGCGTTCAAGATGCGCTATCGGCCCTTTTAAAATCGTTGGGATTTACCTCTATGGCGGCAGACGTTCTAAAAGAAAAAGACGAGTCGACGTTAAAAAAATATGCCGCAATCGTTCATAAGCAAGTTTTAAAAGAACACCCAGAAAAAGCGGAAGAACTAAAACAAAAACTTAGCCGATTGGGGTTAATGTAATATGGCCGAAATGGCAGTAGGAAAAACTATCAGAATGCCTTGTATGCGCAGGGGGCTTGTCAGCTATCCAGACGAGACAATCCTAGTCACACAGAATAGCCTAGACGAACTGGCTAAGACAGCTTACGGCATTCCGGTCGTAATCGAACACCCGGGTATTCCCATCGACGGGCAATCCATTAAAGACATAAAGGTCGTAGGGCGTGTAGCTAAGTTTGATTACGATAGCGCAGACGACCTATGGTATGCCGAATTCGTGGTCGACGATGACGAGGCGGTCCAGCTTTTAAAGAGTGGCTACGGAGTAAGCACCGCTTGGTATGGCAATGATTATAAAAACGGCGGGACTTATAACAACGTCCCCTATGACCGGGAGCTGCTAACCGCACGCTATGAGCATTTAGCGATTGTTAAGAATCCACGATACGAAATGGCTAAAGACCCGGTTTTTTTAAATTCCAAGTCGTCCGGCACTAGACAACCTGAGGTTAGCCCTAGTACCATATTAATAAATTCAAAAGCCAATTCCATTGGGGGAATAAAAATGCTCGCTAAAATTTGGCGCACCGTGCGTGAGGAAGTTAAGGCAAATGAGAACGAGGAGCTAGTTCTAGAGCTAGAACATGGTCAAGTTCCATTGTCTAAAGTTGTCGAAGAACTAAAAACGATGAAAGCCAAGGAAGCGGCTAAAAAAGAAGAAGAAGCTAAGCCAGCGGCCCGCGTTCTAAATGCCGACGACGAAGTCGAAGTCGACGGGCGCAAAATGAAGGTCCACGAACTTGTCAGCGAATACCACGCCGCTAAAAAACATAGCGCCGAAGGTGAAGCAAAAATGCAAGAGGCTAAAGACAAAGACGAAGCCAAAGAACACGAAGCAAAAGACGAGGCCAAAGAGCATGAGTCAGAAGACAAAAAAGAGCACGAAGCTAAAGACAAAGACGAAGCTAAAGAGCACGAAGCCAAAGACAAAGAAAAAGCAAAAGAGCACGAAGACGAAGCTCGTAAAGATGCCGAAGCCAAGTGTAATGCAGCGGATGAAACAGCTCGTTTCAACAGCCTTAAAGCGGCTTATGAAAATGGTAAAGATGTCGAAGTGACGACACAATTCGTTAGCCTTCGCGAGCGTACCGATATGGGTCGCGCTCGTTATGGTAGTTCAAAATAATCAGTAGGGGGATTTTTTAAATGTTAAACCAGAACCAGTTTACTATCACGACATTGAAAGGGACGCTTGATTCCGGCTCGTCGATCACTTGCCAGTATTCAAGCGCCGACCCCGCTGATTTGATTAGCGCGGGTGAATTCGTCATGCTTGCAGACGTTGCCGCGTCTGTAGCGCCAGCCGTATCGGTAGTTAAGAAGGGCGTCGACCGCGCTTCAAAGTACCTCGGTATGGTACTGACCAACCCGCTCAAAGCAGCATGGGCGTCAGGCGACAAACTAGAGGTCGCAATCCTTGGCACAATTGCAATGGTGGAAGCCGGCAGCGCACTAGCGTCCGGAGCTCGCCTTACTTATGACCCTGCAACCCCCGGCGTTGTTCTAGGCGCTGGACCGGATGAATCGGTCGTAGGTATCGCTATGGAAAAAGCAACCGCTGCGGGTCAGTTGATTCGTTGCCTAGTTTTAACAGTCGTTTAATAGGGGAAAACAATGAAAAATCCTTTTCAATTTTATGATCCGTCGACCGGTGGGATTAACCAAAACTCCCTCGGTTACCAACAGCTAATCACGACGCTAACCGCAGTCGCTCAAAAAGTCTCGGTACAGAAATTCTACGAAATTGCTTTCGCAGATTATGTACCGGTAGTAATGGGAAACGGCGCGTATCAGCGTCAAATTATTAACTGGAGAACCTACCTAAAGGGTGAGGGTTTTGATACTGGCGTTATTTCTAACGCGTCAAACTCTAGCCGCTTGGCCCATGTTGATGCCGCTTACGACCAAATCCCACAAGTAATTTACTCATGGGCTAAAGGCATGGCGTACAACATTTTCGAGCTAGAAGAAGCTATGCGCGCTAACACGCTATTTAGCCTAATCGAAGCACGCGAAACAGCTCGCCGCAAAGAGTGGGAACTTGGTATCCAAAAAATCGCATTCCTTGGCTACGAAGATTCTAAAGGTCTTTTGAACCAAGCGGACGCAACGGTCAACTTGACCACAATTACCAAACCAATCTCTAGCATGACAGCGGTTGAGTTTAACGCATTCGCTGGAAGCGTTTACGAAGTGTACCGAGCTAACTCCAGCCGTACAGCAAGGCCGACACACTTGGCATTGCCTGAAAAAGATTGGAACGGACTGATTAACTTCCCAGACGCGACCTTCCCGCTGAAAACTAAGCTGGAATTGCTCGAGGCAGCATTTAAGTCCGTAACCATGAATGCAGCGTTCAAGATTATGCCTTGCGCATACGCAGACGCAGAAAACTTCGACGGCGTAAACAACCGTTACGCAATGTACAACTACGATGAAACGTCCCTTAAAATGGACCTACCAATCGACTACACCATGACACAGGCTGGAACAGTAAACGGCTTTACATGGGAAAACGTAGCGTTTGGTCAATTCACCGGAGTAGTTGCACAACGTCCTAAAGAATTGCTATATTTCCAATACGCCGTATAATCGGCATATTCGCTGGGGGAAGTTATGGCAAGACCAAGGAAAGAAGCGGTCAGACAAGAAACTACGGGCGACGAGAAACTTATCAAGCTATTCTCGTCGTACCGTGGTGATATTCAATTACCCGATGGACGTGTGGTAAAGCACCAAGAGCCAATAGATGTGACAGAGGACGTCGCAGTCTATTTGGAAAAGTCTTTTAAGGGCGAAATGCGCCGCCTCTAAGACGAATGAGGGGTCACGGATGATTAAGCCTCAAGACATTACTGTAAGCGATTTTAAGGCTTATTTTTACCGCGACTTCGAATATGCGCAACCTCTTGGCGCAGAATATCCCATACCCGGGTGTCCTAAAGATTACATTACCGACTTTGATATCCAAAAGGCTTTCAAAGAGGCGATTGTAAACTTTAACCCCGGGCTTTTTAGTACCGATGACCAGTTAGAGGTTTGTTACCTATATCTCACCGCTCATTATTTAGTTAATGACATTCAGACCGCACAACAAGGCGTCAATAGCACCGGCTATGCGCCAGTAAACAGCCGGTCCGTGGGTTCCGTCTCTGAAAGTTACACGCTACCCGACTGGATGGCGCAAGACCCTTACCTAAGCAATTTTACGACTACACGTTACGGGCAAAAGTATTTGTCCATGATTAAGCCGCTACTAATTGGAAACGTCCAAGTCTACCAAGGCTGGACAACCTTCGAGTAGGTGGCAAAATGATGAAATACAATTTTAATAAAAAGCTACTTGTCGAAATGAAAAAGGCAGTAGAATCAGACGCCGAAGTTAGGGTCGGAATATTGGCCGGTAACGCCTCACACCAAACCGAGTCAGGCGAAAGTCTATCTATGGGCACCCTAGCAGCCGTCCACGAATACGGCAGCATGACTAGAGGTATTCCAGAGCGTTCTTTTCTACGCTCAACCTATCAAAACCGCATGGCTGATTTTATAGGGTTTATAGAAGAAAATAGAGCCAAGATAGGCCGGGAAATGGCTAAGATGGGCGAATCATTTGTCCTCAACAAAATAGGCGCTTGGTGGGTCAATGCCGTCAACGAAACATTCGAGGCGCAAGGTCCCGGGTGGGCGGAACTGAGCCCAGAATACCGCGAACGAAAAGAACAACAATACCCGGGCGCCAAAATACTTATGTCGACCGGTGCCCTTAGACGTGCGGTTACGCATGAGGTCGTCGAATGAGACCAAACCTTCCACAACTTACGACGGCAGTTATAGGGTGGGCGGACCATATCATGGTCGGGCTTGTGTGTAAGAGCCAAGAGAATTTTAAAACCGTAGAATCCATTTTAACCAAGCGTTACAAAGCCGTATTGCAGCCGCTACAAACAAAGCAGTTAATGATTTTGCCAGAAGGTCAAAGGGCTTGGAAATGGTATCAACTTCACGCCGACCCCACATTACAGCTCGAAGTCGACGACATTGTAATTTTAGACCAAGGATATCGTTACCGCGTCATGGGTCGAAAAGACTATAGCGCATACGGTTACATGGAATACGAGCTAGTGCGGGGGTACGAAAACCTATGATAACCGCACAAATTATCTGCGATATCATTCAGAAATACATGGGGTTATGTGATAACCAAATATGGATATATAACCAACGTAAAAAGATACCGCCAAGCGAAGGGCTATTCGTAGTCGTCGGCAATATTTCGGCAGTACCTTATGGCAATAATAACCGCTACACGCCATTAGACGGCGGCTATGGCCAAGAAATTTCACAAATGATGCAAGAGCTACTTAGCGTAAATATGTTTAGCTATGACACAAGCGCGGTCGAGCGTATGCCGGAATTGATTGGCAGCCTATCAAGTATTTACGCACAACAGAAGCAAGACGAAATAGGCTTTAGAATTGGTATAGTCCCGGGCGGCGTTCAGGATACCAGCGGACTCGAAGCTAGTGCTATACTATTTAGACAGACCATTACTTTGAAGGTGTTGCGTGCTTATAGTAAAATATCGGCAGGTCAATACTTCGACAAGTACAAGTTAGATATAGAAACCAATACGGGGGAAAATATAAATGTCGATAATTAATATTAGTAACGTAATCAACGTCAGCGTGTTGGCGCCCCCCGCAGGGCTTGCGCCTTATAGTCAAAACAACTTGCTTTGTTTGACTACAGACGTACCGGTTGCAAGCCTTGGCGAAGTGACAGCCTATTCTTCGGCGCAAGACGTTGCAGCCGATTGGGGAACGTCTAGTAATGTTTATAAAGCAGCGGCGGCAGTGTTTAGCCAATCTCCAAACATTCTGACCGGTGGCGGTCTTTTTGTTGTTTGCAAAATGTTGGCCGGTGAAAAACTAGACGCAGCTATGATTAGAGCGCAAGGGCTTGTTTACTACGGCGGCGTAGCAGCAACTATGGCCGTTTCAGACAGCGACGTTTTAGACGCCGGTGCGGTAGCGGAAGCGTCTCGCAAACTACTTTTTGTAGTGAAATCAGATAGCGCAGCCCTAGACGCTGGCGGACTTTTGGCGGATATCAAAGACCAAAGCTTGCAACACGTTCGAGGTCTTTACTATGGAATTAGCGCAGACGCCGAGAAAATGAAATGGGCTTACGCAGCTCGCGGAATGTCCACTAACTTCGCTGCAACTAACACAGCTACGACCATGAACCTTAAACAGCTTTTAACAGTCGGTGCCGATACTACGGCAACACAAACGATTGTGCAAAAAGCTAAAGACGTGGGGGCCGATCTATATGTCAGCATTGCAGGTCGTTCTAGCGTTCTTAGTCATGGTGCCAATGGGTTTTATGATGATGTGTATAATCTTGATTGGTTGGTTGGTGCCCTTCAAGTTGGTGGGTTTAATTTTCTGGCGCAAACTAGCACGAAAATTCCCCAGACTGAGGCGGGCATGGGTGGCCTTAAAGGCGCTTACCGGTCGGTATGCCAGCAAGCGGTCGCCAACGGATTCGTAGCGCCGGGCGCATGGACCTCGGCAGACACATTCGGACCGCCGCAAGACTTTATTAGAAACGTGGCAGATTTTGGCTATTACATTTACTCTTCGAGTGTAGCAACCCAGTTGCCAGCCGATAGAGCATTGCGTAAAGCGCCAGTAATTCAAATTGCGGTCAAGTATGCGGGCGCAATCCACACTAGCGACGTGCTAGTCTATATTAATCAATAAGGGGTAAACCATGGCAGTATTTAGACTAACAGGTCAAGACACAATTAAAATAAGCGGGCGTCTATTGGCCGACTTTCCTAGCGGAGATATTTGCAAAGTAACATTTGCGACCGATATCGTTACCGTTAAAACCGGCAAAAACGGCAATGCAATTTTCGCTAGCAACGAGTCGGGTAATCAAGCTACAGTCGAGTTACGCGTTCTCCGAGGGTCGGATGACGACAAGTATCTTAACTCGCTCTTGAGTAGCTATAGAAACTCACCAACGAAATTTGTACTTATGTCCGGCGAATTAATTAAAAATTTAGGTACAGGCGTCGCAACAAGCGAAGGCGGGTCGGAAGCGTCCGTCGTGGCCGATACCTACATTTTGACCGGCGGCGTATTTACAAAGCTAGTCGAAGGTGTGTCGAACGTCGAAGGTGAAGTCGAACAAGCTGTATCGATGTATACTATGATGTTCGCTATTGCGCCGAGAGCCATTGCCTAATAGGTGGTAGCTAATGGAAACTTTTGCGCTCCCCAGCGGTGCGAAGTTTGATGTACAGCCCTTGTCGTATGAATCGGCTTGGGCTGTAACTCAAACAATTCTGAAGGAAGTCGAAAAGACTGAAATAAACTTAAAGGGAATGGACTTTAAAGCGATTAGTCAAACTGACGTTTTAAACTTTAAGGGGCCGATTTGTAGCCTATTGGCAAGTCAGCCGGTGCTAGAAGCAGCTAAAACTTGCTTTAAAAAATGCCGGTATAACGACCAAGTTATTGATTCCATGACGTTTGAGAAAAAAGAGGCAAGGGCTGATTTTCTCTTATGCGCATGGCACGCCATTAGGGAGAACGTCGCACCTTTTTTCGGGAGTCTCGTTTCAAGTTTATAAATGAACTTGAGAACGAGAAAAAAGAATACCCGGACGTAAAAATTACCATGGACTGGCACCGTTTTGTTATAATGGAACTATCGGCTAACGGTTTTGGTCCCCCCGAAGTTTTAATGCAAACTAGGGCGGACTTGATAGCAGACGCCCACGATTATTTGAGGTTTAAGGGCAAGTATGAGAGCCAGCTAATGCTAATGAGGTCAAGCGAATGGAAGTAGGTCAGTTATTTTTTAGCCTTGGCTTTAAAAGCACGGGCACCGCCGCCGCCGAAAACTTCGAGACCGTTACGTCCCAGCTCGCCGAAACGTCTACAAAGCTATTACAAATATTTGAACAGATGGGCGACACGCTCGAAAAGATAGCGTTAAAAATGAACGCTACAACCAAAGAGGAAATAGAGCTTTTTAAAGCAAACCAAAAAGCCGACCAAAGTATTGTAAAGCTAGGCGAGTCATTATCAGAACTTGAACAAGAACAGCAAAAGCAAGCCGCCGCCTCAAAAAAAGGTCGGAGTTTGTATCAAATGTTCGTGCAAGGTTTAGACGATAGTGTTGGAAAAATGAATCGCGTTAGAATTCAAATTGTTGGCGTTGCAACCGCTATGACAATTTTGTCCAAAAAATCGTCAGAATATGCAGCTAGTTTAGTTAGGTTTAACCAACTAACAGGTCTCAACACTCAAGCCCTTCAAAGACTACAAAGACAGGCCGCAGCAAGCGGATTAGAAGCCGACGAGGTATCGGGCGCATTACAAGAGTTACAAGAGACTAGCGTAAACATAGCCATGGGCAAGGGTGGAAGTGACGCATGGCAATTGTTGGGAATAAAACCGGGATTAGACCCATTCCAACAGCTAGACCAACTTAAAAAAGCCATGGGCAATATGTCGACGCCGTTTTTTACAAAGCTGGCAAAAGAGGCCGGATTAAGCGAATCCTTTATAGGATTTTTAAGGGACATGAAAGATTTGCCGGCACCGGAAGAAAATTTAATTTTGTCAGAAGACGAAATAGCCGAGCTTAAATCATTTAACATTGCCATGAATAAGGCCCTTGACGGTTTTCAAGTAGCTTTAAAAAAAGTCGGCGCTTTGTTGTTGCCAATAACTAAGCAAATAATTTACATGGTCGACCGATGGGGATGGGCTATTCGAAGCCTAATCGACGGATTTAATAAACTAGGTTCCGGTGTAAAAAGCGTCATGAAAATAATCGGGGTTGTTGCGCTAGGAATAGCCGCATACTTTTTCCCGATTACAGCGGCATTAACGGCAATAATTTTACTTGTCGACGACTTTATTACATTCATGCAGGGCGGCGATTCTATTATTGGCAGGGTTATAAACTATTTAACTGGCGGTTTTGAATTAGTTAAAAAAGTTGTTGGTGATGTGTTTGATTTTATAGATGAAAAAATAACAAAGTTTGGATTTTTAAAAGACATTGGAGAATTTTTTCAAAAGTTAAACCCTTTTGCTTTAAAAATGTTTGGTGAATCCGACAAGGGCGGTTCAGATAGCAAATTTGTTCCTTATGGTCAAAATTTTGCGCAGGGCGGAGCACAAACGGTAAATAACAACATAACCATTAGCGTGCCCGGTGTAAACGACCCAGAAGCCTTTGCGAAACAAGTTAGCGACGCACTAAAGCGTCAAAATACTGACGGTTACTTTCAAAACGGAAATACTGGACGATGACAGCTTTAGCTCTATTGTCACAAACTAGCTCGGTTTTAAAGATAGGCGGCGCAGCTACAGACCTAAGCACGACGGCGCGTGCGGTAGTGCAAGGTCAAAACGCCAAGATAGTGGAAGGTATTAACGGCTTTGTTTTCGACATTCCGCAAACTGATACTATTAACTTAACCGCAGAAATAACAGATCACTATACTGAAACAAACGTATCCATACAAGATCACATAGCTTTTCAACCGGTCAAAATAACTTTAACCGGAATTGTAGCCGAGCTGATTTGGGAAAAATCTAAAGGCGCAGCCGCCGCCGAGCAAGCCATACAAAGAGCTATGGAAATTCCCGGAATGCAGCCAGAACTTGCTCAAGGCGCTACGCAATACCTAGCCGGTTACGAAGAATTGAACAGGCAAAAAGAACAGGCAAAAAAAGTCTATAACGACTTAAACACTTTTTACGACAAAAACTTGATTGCAACAACTAAGCAAGGAAAAGCATACGGTATTTTAGAAGGTTATTTTTATGGCCGAACTCTTTGCACAATAAACACGCCGTGGAAGTATTTTACCAACATGGCAATAGAAAATTTGACGTTTAACCAAGACGAAACAACCAAAGACATGACAACCGTAACAGTCACGTTTAAACAAATAAACAGCATTGACGTATCAGCCACAAAAGTCGCCCTTGCGCCGGTTCCAGCGTCTCAAAGATCGGAAGTAAAGAATCAAGGGAACACAAAAAACCAAAGTATAGCCGCCGGCTTGTTTGACACAGTAACCAGCTCATTTAAAAAATTGGGTCAGTAATATGCTAGAGATAACTGGAATAACAGCCGACTACCGTCAAAAAATGTTTATAAACATAACCAACTTTGGTGCCGCCGAACTTGTTTTGCAGTTTAAACCTAACCAATACGCTTGGTATTTTGATTTGACGTGGCAAGACTTTTCGGTAACTAATCAACAATTGACCATGGCGCCAAACATTCTAAGGCAATATAAAAACATATTGCCGTTTGGTATCATGTGCTTTAACAACAGCACAATAGACCCCGTTGTTGTCGATGCTTTTGTATTAGACACAAAGCTATATCTTTTAGATTCTGCGGAAGTCGTCGCTATCGAGGCGGACTTGTATGGCTCGTAAATTTGTAAGGCAATATTTATTGTCGGTCACAAGCGCCCAAGGCGAAGAAATAAACATTGTCGACCCGATTACCTTAGAGTTTACCGTAACCCGGCAAAACCTTGCCTCTCTTAATACAGCGACTTTCACGGTGTATAATTTGGCCGAGCGGACAAGAATGTCTATATTCCACGACCTCTATGACACCGCCAAATATTTGCCAGTAATTTTTTACGCCGGTTACAGCTACGGAACAGAAGAAACCAACACTTTTTTAGCCCAGTGTTTTAAGGGACACATAAAACAAGCGTATAGCGTTCGTGAAGGTCCTAACTATAAAACAATTATAGAATGTTGGGACGGTGGGACCGCTTTGAATAATAGCTTTGTTAGCCAGACCGCACCCGCAGGAAACCCAATAAAAAGCCTAGTTCAAAACCTTACTAGTTCTATGCTTAATATCGGCGGAGCTATTATTGGGGATCAATTTAATCAGACAACACAAAGGGCCACGACTCTTTTTGGCGCCCCAGTTGATTTGGCTAATAAATTAACCGGGGGAAATTTCTACATAGATTCGCAGACCGCTTTTGCTTTAGGAAAAGACGAAGCCATAACGGGAACTTTAAACATTATTGATAGTTCGGTTGGTATTTTAGAGGCGCCGACGAGAACTGGCACTCAAGTCGAAGTTACGACCTTATTTGAGCCGCGATATGTTCCCTCTCAGGAAGTAATTTTGCAAAGCGACGCAATCCCTGTTTACAATGGTCAATATAAACTGACAGGCATAACCCATAGCGGGACCATATCGGAAGCCGTATGCGGCGAACTAAAAACGGCATTGACGTTATCAGGTCTAACTATAAACAATATAATAAAGAGCAATATAAGCGAATACTTTAAAACCATTTCGGCGGCGACATGACGATTAATAGGGTATTAGGCCCGACCTCACAAGTACAAATCAAAGACGTGCTCGACCGCACCAAAGACGAAGTTTTTTACAATATGAATTGCGTCCAAGTAGGTCGGATTATTAGCTATGACCCGACAAAAAATACGGCCTCTATTCAGATCGGCATGAAAAGACAATTACCTAATAACGAGGTAGTCACATACCCGCCGCTGCAAGATTGCCCGGTGTTTTTTCTTACAGGTGGAACTAGCTCAATTAGTATGCCTATACTTCCCGGCGACACGTGTTTAATTTTGTTCAACGACCGAGACATTGACACATGGTGGGCAACCGGCGAAAGCAACGTCCCGCCAACACCAAGGGCGCACAGTCTTAGCGACGGAATTTGTTTGGTCGGCATTAGAAACCAATCAAATAAAAAATCTTTGCCCCTGCAAAAACTCGCAATCGACGGCGGGCTTAATAGATTATTAATTAAAAATGATTTAGGTAATTTAAGGTTAATTTTAGACGGTCTTCTAACTACATTAAGCGGCGGTCTAACGCCTTTTTTGCAGACAAGCCTTATACCAGTGTTACAGGGCCTAACGGTTCAGATAACGCCAACAACAACCGCACCGCTAACGCCCGCAAGTATAGCGGCTTTGGGCGCCCTAACAACGACATTGACGACCATAACAGGACAGCTAACAGCTACGGCGGCGCAATTAGCTTTATTGCTTGACGAGGGGGTTTAAATGACGCTTTTTCGAGGCATTGACGACGATAATGATTGGCTATTTGGTGCCGGCAAACAAAGCTATTTTAGGAACGACCTAGCCGTTGAAACTGATATAAAAACAGCCTTACAAACCTTCTATCAGGAAAGTTTTTATGAACCAGACGAAGGCGTTGCTTGGTTTAGCCTACTAGGCCAGCGCAGTGTTGATTTGCTTAACTTAAATATAAGGGCGGCAATTATAAAGGTTGAGGGCGTTACCAGCGTGCAAAATGTCTCAGTAAGTTTAGACCAAAACCGCAATTGTGTTGTAAAATACCTCGTAACGACCATTTACACGACCCAATTAGCCGGCGAGGTCATTCTAAAATGAGCAATAATTACGTCGATTCGACGGGACTACATACGCAGACAGTTACCGAGTTAGTGACCGCGCTAGAGGACGGATTTAAAACTATCTACGGCGACACTATTAACTTAAATGTTAATAGCCCAGATAGCCAAATGATTAACCTTTTTGCGCAAGCTATTGGCGACACGCTAGATTGCATGACCCAAGTTTATAACAGCTTTAGCCCTGAAACTGCCGTAGGCGTTGTATTGGATCAAAGGTGTGCTATTAACGGCGTAGCTCGAAAGGGTGCCACGTTTACAAGGACTAACGTAACAATAACAGTCGATAGGCCGGTTACGTTATACGGTATAGACACAACACCCGACGCGCCTTTCAAAGTCAAAGATTTGGCGGCCAACATATTTGCGCTAGAGGTAACGACTAGCCTGCCAAGTTCTGGCGTGTATATACGAGAATTTATTGCCGAGGTTCCCGGCGTTATTGAGACTATACCGAATACTATAACGGTTATAGAAACAGTCACGCTCGGCGTTCTAAGCGTCAATAACCCAGACAATGCAATTGCAACGGGCGAGAATCAAGAGTCGGACGTAGCTTTACGTCTTAGGCGTGCGCAATCGGTTGCCTTGCCGTCTCAAGGTTATTTGCCCGGCTTACAAGGCGCTTTAGCTGGCGTGGCAAATGTCATAGACGTTAAAGTTTATGAAAACGATACGTCAGTTATTGATTCTAACGGAATACCCGGCCACAGCATTTTTTGCGTTGTTGATGGGGGAGACGAAGACGATATAGCACAAATTATTTACAATAAGCGAAACGCCGGGTGCGGTATGAAAGGCGACATAATTGTATTAGTCGACCAAGTAAATGGTTTTAAATTACCGATTAAATTTTCCCGCCCAACTTATGAAAATTTACACATACGAATGACGCTTACGTCTTTAGAATCAACACATTTAATTGATGAAAATTACATAAAACAATATTTATTTGATAATATTAGCTATACAATTTACGAGCCGGCAGACTTTACGACAATTACGGCAGCGGTAAGGGCCGCCGACCAATATGCGGTTGTCGTCGACGGCGGAGTTTCTTACGACGGCATAACATACGAAAGTTATTTATATCCACAAAGCATAGCAGGTCGTTTTTTAGTCAGCGAATCGCGCATAGATATAATCGTGGTGTGACATGGCGACAGAAGCCGAAATAGCCGCAATCGTAGAACACTATCAAAACCTTTTGCTAGAGCAATACGTCAACGCGCCAAGAGCTAGGGCGACGGTTGGGGTTTTAGCCGAAAACGCAATAGTTGATGTTGTAGAAAAAGAAATAGAGAGAGCATTTAATTTAGAAACAGCGACCGGCCCACAGCTAGACGTTTTAGGTGAATACATAGGTTTTAGCCGGCGCACAGCGACCGTCGTGGATCGCTATTATTTTACTCTAAGACTTTACGACATTCCTGCGGTTGGTGAGGCAGGATATACCGATTATATTGACCCGGCCATAAATGCCGACTCTAACTTTTATTTGTATCAATACGCTAACACTAGTTTTACGGACTTAGATGACGATACATATAGGGCGCTTTTAAAGCTAAAGATCATATTAAACGAAAGCCTTAACACGATGGCCGACATTTCGGCGGCTCTTTGGGCGTCGTTTGGTAGCGGCCTGATTTGTTTAGATAATTTAAATATGAGCATTCTTTACTTGATTAATTCAAGTCAAACAAACTTGGCTAAAATTGCTATTGATGCCGGCTTGCTACCCAAGCCCATGGGCGTTAGAATATCAGGAGTATTTGCCATTCCCGATACAACAGCGATTTTTGGTTTTGTAGATTATGAATTTGATAACGGAAATAGCTGGGGTTTTAGTACATACGAATCGGGTTGGAATGGTTATTATATGTTAATATATGAAGACAGGATATTATAACAATGGCAAAACTAACTAGAGCGTTACAAAAATTATTTTGCGGCGATGTTCCAGCAACGAACGTCGTTGCCGTTTTTGGTTCATTAAAAGAAGGCGCGCCCGCATTTAGCAAAGAGCCAGACGACATTCAATCCTTGCCAGCTTTTGGTGCCGGTTGGGGCGGTGCTACGGTTTTAAACCAAGCGCCAGCTTTGCAGGATATGAACGCATTGCAGTTTTTATTTAGTCGCCAGCTTAAGTATTTGTTTCAGCAAGGTGTCCCAGAGTGGCTTGCGACCGAAACATATTACACCGGCAGCGTCGTTCAAAGCGGCGGAAAACTATACTTAAGCAGCGCAGACAACAACCTCAACCAAGCGTTTACAACAAATAGTTGGAAAACAATTTATAGCCGCCAAATAACCAGCGTTAGTGCAAACTATACAGTTGCAAAAGACGATTTTGTTGTCGTAGCAACAGGATCGACGTTGTTTACAATTACCTTGCCCGCAGCTAGCGTTAATAATCGCGGAGAAGAATATACTATAAAATCAAATATGAACGCGGGCGTTTTGTTAAATGTAGGCGCAAGTGGAACATTAATTGATGGATTATCAGTACAACAATTAAGCCGTATGGATTCTTTGCGCGTAGTATCTGACGGCACTCAGTGGATGGTGGTGTAATGAGTTACTTAGCAATATGCCCCACAGGCACAGTATTTCCCTTCGCCGGAACAACCGCACCAAACGGGTGGTTATTGTGTGACGGTTCAGCAGTAAGCCGAACAATTTATAGTCGATTGTTTTCGGTTTTAAGTAGTAGTTGTGGTTCGGGCGATGGATCAACAACGTTCAACATTCCAGATTATCGCGGTGTTTTTATGCGTGGCGTTGACGGTGGAACAGCTAGGGACCCCGATAGCGCGTCTAGGGTTGCTATGAATTCCGGCGGAAATTCCGGGGCTAGTGTAAATAGTATTCAGGGAATGGCGAGCGCAAGGGCTCAAGCCGGTTCAGGAAGCAATCCCTACACAAACCCTAATGCTTCTAAATCAACAGCAGGATTAACAAACTCTAACAGCTCATTATCGGGGGCAGGAACAGACGTTCAGGGAAATCACTCGCACAGTATTACTAGGCCAAACATGTGGGGCAACGGAACAGCCGGAAACACTTGGGGATCAGGGTGGAATAATGACAACGTAAACCTAGGAAACGTTGCTCACGGTTCAGACACTCAAGGCGCTCACTCTCACAATGTTAGCGGAACTGCTTTAGCTCAAACAATTTCCGGCGATAATGAAACAAGACCTAAAAACGCATACGTCAACTACATTATTAAGGTGTAAAAATGAAAATAAAACTTTTACCCGGCGATCACGAATGGTCATTAGAAGGTACTCACGTTTGCGATGATTTGGGCATGGCTAAAGTTTTAGATCAAGAACTAGAAATAGAAGTCGACCCAGCGATCGGCGAACGAATTTTGCCTATTATAGAATACGGACGACTGGCTCGCGGTCTTATGCCAGACGGTAGTTTACCACCGCCCCCGCCCGAGCCAGTAGTTGAGCCAGTGGTTGAGCCGGTAGTCGAGCCGGTGGTTGAACCGGTTTTGCAAGCGTCAAAAGCAAGAAAAAAGAAAGAGGTTTAAAATGTCACGAGACAAAATGCCAAAACCAGAGCCCAAAAAGCCTGAACAAAAGCCAGAAGAAAAAAAACAAGAGCAAACCCCAGCGGTATTACCGGCGGTTTAAATGTACACTAACGACGTGTTTAATTTTATAAACACAGACCGTTATAGCGGCGCCCTTGAAAAAGGAATAACGTTTGTCGCTAATTGCTACGTTTACCAAGAATGCTCAAACTTGCCCGATAATTTAACCGGTTACTTGCCTAGATTAGAAGTTAAACCGACGTTTGCGTCAGAAGAAATAATTTTAGAATGTACAATAGATAATGACCGCGCAGAATTACAAGCCGGGCGTGGCATAATTAATTTTATTGTAAGTGCCGAAGATACGCTAGATTTGCCCGTCGGAATGTTTACTTACGAAATTACAATTAAAAGTTTAGACGATTTGGTGTTCCGGCTTTCTTATGGAAAATTTCAAATTGTGGCATAATAAATAAAAAAAAGAGGTCGCCAAAATGGCTATAGATTTATTTATTGGTACAGGAATACAAGGCCCAAAGGGTGATACCGGAGCGACTGGACCCGCAGGTCCCGCAGGCGCCCAAGGACCTATTGGTCCCGAAGGTCCACAAGGTGAACCGGGCGTCGGCGTACAGCTAAAGGGAAGTGTTCCGACGGTTGCTGATTTACCAATTACCGGCAACGTTCAGGGCGATGCTTATATAGTTGATTCTGACGGCGACCTTTATGTTTGGACGAGTACAGATTGGGACAACGTAGGAAAAATAGTAGGGCCGCAAGGGCCCGCAGGTCCACAGGGACCACAAGGAATTCAAGGCCCAGTCGGAGCCACCGGAGCAACCGGTCCGGCGGGCGCAACAGGACCGCAAGGTCCCCAAGGAATTCAGGGATTAAAAGGCGATACCGGAAGCCAAGGACCTATTGGTCCCCAAGGTCCCATTGGTGCTACGGGATTAAAGGGCGACAAGGGTGACACAGGCGACCAAGGCCCGATTGGTGCAACGGGTGCGGTTGGACCTCAAGGACCACAGGGTTTACAGGGCGACACAGGCGCCACCGGCGCTAAGGGTGATACCGGTGATACTGGCCCTATGGGTCCTCAAGGACCTCAGGGAATTCAAGGCGTTCAGGGATTAAAAGGCGATACCGGAGATCAGGGGCCAATTGGCGCCACCGGCGCCACCGGACCACAGGGTCCGCAAGGATTAAAGGGCGACACAGGCGCAACCGGAGAAAAAGGCGACAAGGGTGACACCGGAGAAATGGGTCCGCAGGGGCCGCAGGGAATTCAGGGCGTTCAAGGCTTAAAGGGTGATACTGGAGATCAAGGACCTATTGGCCCCGTTGGTCCCGTTGGCCCACAAGGTTTACAAGGTGAAAAAGGTGACACTGGAGCTACCGGGCCAAAAGGTGACACTGGAGATATTGGCCCGATGGGTCCTCAAGGATTGCAGGGCGAAAAAGGTGACACCGGAGCTCAAGGTCCGCAGGGTGAAAAAGGCGACACAGGTGCCACGGGCCCGCAAGGACCCGAAGGATTGCAGGGACCGCAGGGTTTACAAGGTTTAGAGGGACCCCAAGGAATTCAAGGAATTCAAGGACCTAAGGGCGACAAAGGTGATACTGGGGAAACAGGTGCAACCGGCCCACAAGGACCTCAAGGACCACAAGGCGAGCAAGGCGTTGGAATTCAACTTCAAGGCAGCGTGCCTACAGAATTAGATTTGCCTTTAACTGGCAACGTTTTGGGCGACGCATATATTGTCGACGAAAATGGCGATTTATATGTATGGGTCGGCACGTCTTGGGATAATGTTGGTCAAATTGTTGGACCTCAGGGTCCGCAAGGAATCCAAGGGGAAAAAGGCGAAAAAGGTGACACCGGCGACGTTGGACCTATTGGCCCTCAAGGCATTCAAGGCATTCAAGGCGACCAAGGAATTCAAGGTCTTAAAGGCGATCAAGGCGACATTGGTCCCGCTGGGCCTCAGGGTGAAGCGGGTCCCGCAGGTCCTCAAGGCATTCAAGGAATTCAAGGCGAAAAGGGTGACCAAGGTGACATTGGCCCCGCCGGACCTCAAGGTCCTAAGGGCGATAAAGGTGATACTGGAGATACCGGTCCACAAGGCGAAACTGGGGCAACGGGTGCCACTGGCCCTCAAGGACCACAGGGTGAACAAGGTGTTCCCGGAGTACAGGGCCCACAGGGCGAAATTGGCCCTATGGGACCACAAGGTCCTCAGGGACTTAAAGGTGATAAGGGAGACACTGGCGACACTGGCCCACAGGGCGAAACAGGCGCCACCGGTGCTACTGGCCCGCAGGGCCCCGAAGGCCCACAGGGCGTTCCCGGAATACAGGGATTGCAGGGCGAAGTTGGACCTATGGGTCCACAGGGCGAAAAGGGTGACAAGGGTGACAAGGGTGATACCGGAGCGACTGGCCCCCAAGGTGAAACCGGAGCAACCGGAGCGACTGGTCCCCAAGGCCCAGAGGGTCCCCAAGGGTTACAAGGCCCCGCAGGTCTTCAAGGTGAAATTGGTCCCCAAGGTCCTCAAGGCATTCAAGGGCCAAAAGGTGACACAGGCGAACAAGGTCCTATTGGTCCCGAAGGTCCTCAAGGTCCGCAAGGTGAAAAAGGTGATACGGGCGACGTTGGCCCTCAGGGCCCGCAGGGTGAACAAGGTCCTCAAGGTATTCAGGGCGAAAAAGGCGATACCGGTGAACAAGGTCCGATTGGACCTCAAGGACCTATTGGTCCCGAAGGCCCTAGCGGCGTAGTGTCGGCAACAGCGCCATTGGCTTATGATGCTTTAACTAAAAACATTTCAATAACACCGGGTCCAAGTGACAAGTTTTTGCGCGGTGATTTAGAATGGGCATTGCCTAGTGTTGGTAATTTAGACGGTGGTGCGCCGTCGTCAGTGTATGGTGGAATCACAAATATAAATGGTGGGGGAGTAATTTAAATGGCTACGGTAATTCAATTTCGTCGCGGTCTTGCCGCTGAGTGGCAATCGGTCAACCCAGTTTTAGCACAAGGCGAAATGGGTTTAGAGCTGGACACAAACCAAGCAAAAATTGGTGACGGTGTTTTGGCGTGGAATGATTTACCTTATAGTGGTGTTCAAGGCCCCGCAGGTCCTACTGGTCCTCAAGGCCCACAGGGAGAAATTGGTCCCGCCGGTGCAACGGGTGAAACAGGTCCCGCCGGACCGCAAGGACCTCAAGGCGAGCAAGGCGCCCCGGGTGTTGGCATTCAACTAAAGGGAAGCGTACCCACCGAAGCCGCTTTGCCTATGGAAGGAAACCAACAAGGTGACGCATATATTGTCGACGATGATGGCGACCTTTACGTTTGGACTGGATTAGTTTGGGACGATGTTGGGCAAATTGTTGGACCCGCTGGACCCATGGGGCCACAGGGAGAAGTTGGTCCCGTTGGCCCACAAGGCCCTCAAGGTGAACAAGGCGCCGTTGGTCCGGCTGGACCTCAAGGCGAAGTTGGACCTATGGGACCCGCAGGTCCACAGGGTGAAATTGGACCTCAAGGCCCACAGGGAGAAGTTGGTCCACAAGGCCCACAGGGATTACAAGGCGAAATTGGACCACAAGGCCCACAGGGATTACAAGGCGAAATTGGACCACAAGGACCGCAAGGAATTCAGGGGGAAGTTGGTCCCGTTGGTCCGCAGGGTGAGCAAGGAATTCAGGGAGAAATTGGACCGCAGGGACCACAGGGTTTACAGGGCGAAATCGGACCACAAGGTCCTCAAGGTGAAACTGGCCCCGCCGGTCCTTCCGGAGTTGTTGCCGCTACCGCACCAATTCAATACGAGCCATTAACCCAAACCGTTTCAATTACACAAGCCAGCGCGTCAAGCAATGGCTATTTAAGTAGTGCGGATTGGTCAACATTTAACAGTAAGCTATCAAGTGTTGTCGTGGCTCAAACTCGTTACGTTACAAAAGGCGGCGACGATGTTACGGGCGACGGGTCTTTGTCAAAACCATTCGCTACAATTAAAGCGGCGATGACTAGCATTACTGACGCAAGCCCTACAAAACGCTATGTAATCAGCGTCGCGGCAGGCGCTTATAGCGAAACGGCTTTAACATTAAAACCAAACGTTTTTGTCGTCGGAGCAAGTCGAGACAGCGTAAGGATCACTAACTCAACTACAATTTTGCTAGATGCAACATTTTCAGGAAATTCCGGCGTAGATAACCGCTCGGGATTTAGTCAATGTGCAATTATCAGCGCGTGCGATTTTAACTGGAATACAGTAACTTCGGCAGCCGGAAAACTTTATTTTTATGAAGTTTCTTTTAGCTCAACTGTAAACCTTTACGGCTACAACAATGCAATAGCCCAAGCCCAATTTGATTCGTGTCTAGTATTTGGCGCCATGACAGTCAGCGGAATTAACGTCGGAGTTTACACTAATAACGTAAACTACGGCACTATTACGATGACGCAACACCCTAACGGCGGAATGGCTACTATAATTAACGCCGCCGGCGGATTCTGTCAAAATACAGTTACTTTGACAACAACGGTAACAGACTTTAACCGCCGTTGTTCATTGTTTGCTAGAAACTTCTGGATGAACGCCTTAACAATTAACGGCGCTAGTACATACGCCGACGTAACAGATAGCAGCTTGCCGGCGGCGGGCGCTACAATTCAAAACGGCGGAAATCTTGTAAAAATTAACCCACAAAGCAGCGGAGCAAACACAGCCCTCAGCAATTTGGCGTCAACAGCCGTCAACACTGCTATAGTACCGGGCGCAACCAACAGCCACAACATGGGCGATTGGGGTAAACAATGGTTCTGGAATTTTGCGTATGTACACGCAACAACCGGCACCGATATGTATATTACGACTTACGAATCAAGTTACGGAGCGTCGCCAGCCGGTAAAGCTATTTACATTAGTCCAGACGGTGCCGGACTTGCTAACAATGCAAGCGGTGGAAATATAGAGCTAGAATGTATTGCAACAACAGGAACAGGCGTACAAGGTAAAATTTTACTTAAAGCGCGCGTTGTCGATCTTGCGTCGACTAAAATTATAAACCTAGCAAACGGAACGGACAGCGGCGACGCGGTAAACAAAAGCCAGCTAGACACAAAACAAGCAAGCCTCGGCACTGGAACGACCAGTCAATTTCTTCGAGGCGATTTGACATGGGCGTCCGGTCCAGTCGGCCCAGCCGGCCCAGCCGGTCCACAAGGCCCGCAAGGATTGACAGGAGCTACAGGCGCGCAAGGCCCTCAAGGTTTAAAGGGCGACACAGGCGCAACCGGCGACACTGGCCCCCAAGGAATTCAAGGAATTCAAGGCGAGCAAGGCGTGCCGGGTCCTCAAGGCGAACAAGGATTGCAAGGACCCCAAGGACCGCAAGGAATTGCCGGCGAAAAGGGCGACATGGGCGAACCCGGTCCTCAAGGCGTTCAAGGATTGCAAGGTCCACAGGGCGAAAAAGGTGATACAGGTGCGGCGGGAATGGACGGAGACCGTTACGCTACGACATCAACTTCCAGTTTCACGCTGGCTAACAACGGCATTGAAACAATCATCACTGCCGACCTGAATCTTGATTATTCCATTGGTCAGACAATTATCGTCGCGCACGATATTGACCATGTACAATATGGCGATGTCGTCGATTACGATGGTGCGACGGGCGAATTGATTTTTGAAAAGACAAGCCACCAAGGCAGCGGAACATTTGCTAGTTGGTCGGTAAACCTATCGGGTGCGGTTGGCATTCAAGGTCCCGCCGGTCCCGCTGGACCGCAAGGCGAGCCCGGCCCTATCGGTCCTCAGGGCGTCCAAGGAATTCAAGGCGAGCAAGGTGCGCCGGGACCTCAGGGCGAAATGGGATTACAGGGTCCACAAGGCGAGCAAGGAATTCAAGGTCCTAAAGGTGATACCGGTGAACCCGGTCCGCAAGGAATTCAGGGAGAACAGGGATTGCAGGGACCACAGGGCGAAGTTGGTCCCGCAGGTCCTAGCGGCGTAGTATCAGCCACTAGCCCAATTTTATACGACGCATTAACACAAGACGTTTCGCTAGACCTATTGGCTCTAAAAGAATCTTTAGGACTGCCGACAGCTCGCGCAACAATAACAAGCGTTACAGGATTGGATGATCCAAGCGAAAATATTACGGTGTCGTTTGCTTATAACAATGTTGTAACACGTTATGTAGTGTACAGCATGTCTATGGGCGGCTTTATGCAGGACTCAGACAACGAACATTTAGGAAGCAGCCCAATAGAAATTAGTTTTACAAGACCGCCAGAAGGTTCAGACCCACAGCCTAAAATGGTAGAATTGTGGAATTATTATGGTCCAGAAAAATATATGTTTGTAGTGTTGCCAGTGGGCGGAACAACAGCACCAACAATAAATAGCGTTTTTTCAAGTTTAACTAGCGATACTTTAGCTGATGTAACCGTTGATTATTCAGGTTCGGCTTTAGATTGTTCGTTATTAATTTGGAATTCTGACACTTTAAATTGGGATTATGTTACGTCTTTATTGCCTGGCGGTTCTCCAATATTGTTTTCAAGTGTTTCCAGACCTACATTTGATAATCCTTATAATCAGTTTAAAATACAGCTTTGCAATGGCGCAGGATGTAGCGAGCAAGAGTTTCACATAGACAAGGTTCCATCGGAAGCGGCCCCAGTTATTCAAAGCGCCGTAGTTGACCCCGGAGTTGCTACGCCATGTAATTTGACGGTGTCTTACACTGGTACGGCAAATGCTTATGTTATTCAACACTTTGTTGTTGATGAATGGGTGACACAAACAACTCAATTCGGTGATTTGCAAAACCCTGCGATCATAAGCATTAGCAGACAAGCGCAACAAGTTGAAGCCAGAATTCAATTATATAACAATATGCTAGCTTCGGAATGGTATCAGTTTTTAATTGAGCCATATCCATCGGGCGCGGTCCCAGTAATTACAAACGTATCAATGGAATCCGGAAATACGACCCCAGCAAACGCTATGGTAAGTTTCGAAAACGATGCCACAAATTATGTCTGTGAATACTACAGTATGGGAATGTGGATTCAACAAAGCGCGGGCACTGTATTTTATGGCCCCACTTATGCGGTTCAAATAGATAGATTGCCATTTGCGGCAACCTTTAGGGTAACTCTATCAAACGCTTGGGGAAGCTCGATTCCTTTTGAGTTTGAAGTGGCCCAATATGTTGCACCACCTGTAATAAATTCTTTTACTGTTTTAAACCAAAACGATACACAGGCAAGGATTGAGTTTTCATGGTCAGGCGACGCGCAAAACTATGAAATACAGCAATCCATTGCGAACGAGTTTCAATCGTATGAAATAGGGCCATTAGGCATTTCGCCTTCGCTTGTTCAAGGATTGCCAAGGCCGCCTCACGGAGAAATAAACAGACTATTTAGAATAAAGGTTTATAGTGCATTAGCCGAATCATCTTGGACGGAGTTTTATGTTGATGAACAACCGGCGCCGCCGCCGCCGCTTCAAGAGGTTTACAACACACTAACAAGTTATAATGGTCTTTTTAATAGAATTTCTAGTAGCGGTCAAGCGACACCCGCTTATGGTGTGGCGCAATGTGTTGAGCTATTGGAGCCAAAAATAATTAGTAAAGTAAAATTTATTTGTGCGGTTAACACTACAGCTACGGGAAGTTTTAAAATTCAAATTCAAGGCGCAGGTGATCGTCCCGATAATGTTGTTTTAGCCGAAACGGTTTCAATGCCTGTTAGTATGTTTGCAAGCGGTTTAAATGTTTGGAACGAATTTGAAGTAGATTTGCCGCCGACATTGGTGGGCGATAGTGGTCCTTTTGCCATTGTTTTTATAGAGGACCCGCTAGACCCAATAACAATTACCGACGATTTGGGCCAACCATATGGAATCGGATTTGCTCGATTAAATACAAATACGGCGCCCGGAAATTTGGCAACCTTAACTGATTCGCTTTTAACGTTTTGGACGGCATTTTCCACAAGAGAGTTGCAAATAACACTATTTGGACCCGCTTAATTTATGGAACTAAAGGAAATAATTTCGGCACTAGGTATCCCAGCAATCGTGACGATGTTGGGCCTAGTTGCTAATTTTGTCCGAAGTATGTCAAAGAATTTAAACGACGTTGCTGTAAACATTAAGCTAATGCAACAAGAATTAAAATTAAAATCCGAATATCTTGATGACAAGCTTGACGACCACGAAGTGCGATTACGAATTGTAGAACGAAAAAAATAAAGGGGGTTTTATGTCGGGCGTAAAAGAAAGCCGAGAACTACTTGAAAGCCTTATAAAGTCGATGGACGTAATTGATAAGGTCCTTGAAGACGGCAAGGTTACACTAATTGACGTTCGACACGTTCCCGCCTTAATCAGCGCACTGAAGCCCGGACTTGAGGGCGTAAGTCAAGTTAAAGACGAATTAGCTTCGGCAGACGACCAAGAATTAAAAGAACTTGCAGGGCTTGGGCTTGAATTAGCTTTAAAGCTGATGGAAAAACTATCATAATATAATTAACGGGTCAGCGTTCGGCGCGCCGTTACGGGGCCGAAACTGGCCCCGCTTTTGTCATAGAGGCGTACCATGCGACTTCGCGGGCTTGATATCGACGACCTTTTTATTCTCGGCATAATGGCCGAGGGTCTAAACATGACCGGAGCGTCGAAGCTTTTAAACTTGTCACAGGCCGCTATTAGTCAGCGCATGAAAAAAATGACAATCCTATTAGATTGTGAGATTGTAACCAAAAGCGGCGTAGAACGAATATTAACAGCTCAGGGCGCTGAAATAGCCAAAGCGGCTAGGGAAGCCCTGATAGTGCTAGACAGGTCATTACCAAACCATGACGGAAGCGGACCTATTACGTTTTGCAACTGACAACCTAAAGCGCAGCGGGCTTTTATGGTGGCGCGTCAGTAACGGCCCTTCCCTTTATTCTAAGAACAATAAAACCCATTTTAGAAAAAGCCCTATAGCTGGATTCCCAGACCTCGCAGGGTTGACGCCGGACGGCCAATTCTGGGCGCTTGAATTAAAAACCATTAAAGGGATAATAAGGCCCGAACAAACCGCGTGGATTGAAAATATAAAAAAATCAAACGGCATAGCCGAGGTGGCCAGAACGCCTACGGATGTGCTAAAATTTATTTACGCCGTGAGTAAAAAAATATAAAGCCCCATTCGTTGAATAGGGCCTTACGCAAAAATGAAATATTGTCAGTAACATTTATAACAAAATGGCCCAGCAATTGCCAAGCCATTTTTTAAAACTTCTTTGGAGTCTATCTCTATGATGATTCCATTATCATCATACAAAATCAATTAGTCAACAACAACGTAACCAGCGTCTTGGCCGATTAGGTCGCAGCCGTAACCAATGTGCGCGTAACCCTTGTCTGCCCATGTTGGACCCCAGCTATTGCGGATAATCCAACCCTTTTCGTCATAGCCAACAATAACGACCATGTGGTTAGAGGTTCCTCGTTTTGAACAAGAAGTAACTTTTGGGGTTGTTCCAGCCCAGCCCATTCCGCCAGCTTTGACGCTAACAAATACCGGGCCATATTCAACAAGAGCCGTTTTAATTTCGGCAGTAGTTGGCGTCCTAGTTTTAGCGCCAATCAAATAATATTTAGCAGCCTTTTCTAATGTCTTTAAACCCTGTTTACAACGAACTTGTCGTCCCGTATATGGGAACGCTTGTTCGTCTGTCAAACCGTTGCGGACAACAAAATCGGCGCTTTCCATAAACCCGCCGTTGCAACCGTAGCTTTTATAATCACAGCTTACCATGTGTTGCTCGCTTAGGTCGGTTAGCGTGCGCGTAGTTTGTACGACAACAGAACTTTCGAGAACGCTTGTAATGCTAAAACTCCAACAGCTACCGCAGGTTCCTTGGTCCCGTACGTCGTTTAAAACGCCGCTAACGGTGCGGTAATCAAATGATGTTGGTAACTCTCTATAGCCCGTTTCAATCGTTCGATAGGGTGCGTTATTTTTGTCCCAGATACCTCGGTATCCGGTCGCCTTTAAACCGCTAACCGTTTCAACCATAACAACGGGTGGCGCAACCTCGTCGGCTAGTGCGCCGCTAATAGTAGTTTGCCAATACAAAAGAACGACTAAAATTAAGTGAAACATGATTCCCCCTACAAAAATGAAAAATAGGATTAAGAGGGGTATATGATAATTTTTTAGTGGTAGCGCGTCCATACTTTTAACGCAAGTTTTGGGCTTAAATGTTTGTCCATTGCAAATTCTGCGAGCGATGCAATAGGGGAACAAGCAAACACAGCGGCGCCCATGCCCGCCGTACCGGCACTACAAACCGCATTTACAGTCCAATAGGTGACAACACCTGCAACGCCGTGATGAATAAAATAATATGGCCCGTCCATATGCCCAGCAAAGTGGTCCGTATATTCTGGCAGGTCAAACGATTCGGGCGCCCTAATAACTGGCACCCCAAAATTTATTATAAAAAGATCATGCGTATGTAAAAACTTACACAATTGGTCGCCCAATTCATTGTGTATTTTATCGTGTATTGTTTTGATCCATTCGCTTAAATACTCATGGTCGCCCATTTCTTTAATAGCAGCGTTTTCATAGAAGTTTAAAAACTTAATTCTATATTCGGCCTCAATACGCGACGCCGTTTGCAGGTCGCCACGAGCCTCATACACAGCAACTACGCGGTCGACAATCCGGCCAAGAGTCTCGTCTAATAAGCGCCCAGCCTCAACACTTTTAATATCGGACAAAATAGCCTCGTTCGCCCGAGCGTGCTTGTCTATATCAATTTGTGCCGCTTTTTTTCTGTTAAGCAGTTTTAAACCAATTTTGTCATAAACCCCGAATTTTTTTGCTATTTCATATGTTTCGGGGGGTAGCTTTGTAGTTGGTTCATTTGCAAAAGAAACCGAAGACATTAACAAAAACAACAAGATTAATTTGCGCATTTGTTGTGCTCCAATTTGGCGCAAAGTTGTCTCATGCTATCAGCGTCGCCATTTTTGCGAATAGATTTTAATGCGTCTTTTGTTTCCTTTATTTCGTCCTTAGTTAGCTCGCGGCATAACTTTACGAGCTCGATCACCGTCGAAATAATCGTAGGCAAATAAATTAACCAAGTAGGCATAAGCCACCCCCCTGATTAATTATAGCACAACACTATAGCAATTAAATGACACTTAAATTTTATTTAATTCTGATACTTTTATTTCGAGGACGGCGACGCGGTTTTGGTAGGTCTTTTTATTGGCTCGCTCATAAATGGTATTAGCCGGAATGTGCTTTGCTCGGCGTTCGAACTCGCCAAGAGACAAATAACCTGCCAGCCAGACCTTGGAAAAGTCGTTATTAGTGAAGGAAAACATAAGGTAATCAACACTCTTTTTTTCTCTTAGGTATTCCGATTCGACCCAGAAAAAATGGTAATTGTCGTTTGGCGGGCGACCGCACAAAGACGATTTAACATAGACCCAGTTATTGGCGGCAGTATAGAAATTGCGGCCTTTATATGACCACGTGGGCATAGAATACCGAACGGCGGCTTTACATATAAAATTGGTCATAACGCGCTTTTCACGGTCCAGCTCGTGAACCGGCGTATTGGGCGCCGAGAACGTCAGCGCCTCAAGTTTAGCCCAATTCGTCATTTGTTCGGTTATTATTACTTCTTTCAATGTCGGCCTCGTTCTGTTTTT